TTTGTGGTTGTAGGTAGTATAAGTGCTGCAGTAATATATTACTTTGGTTCAACAAACGGGAAGTGGTAATGGAAAAATTTATAGAGTGGATTGATTCTTTTTTTAATAACAAACCACCTGCTTATTTGAGGGGGAAATCTCGTGGCTAAAGGCATGAATCACTATAAAAAAGATGGTACTCTCTACAAAGGAGCTACACATCAGATGGCAGATGGTTCTTTACACTCAGGAAAGTCTCACACTAAAGCCAGTGTAAAGTTATTTCATCTTAAAGATTTATCTAAAGCCTCTCAGAAAAAGGCAAGCTAATGGCTCGTGATTATAAGAAGGAATATTCTAACTACCAAGGCACACCTGCCCAGCGCAAGCGTAATGATGAACGCAAGAAAGCTAGGCGTAAAATGGTAGCTGGTGGTTTAGCTAAAAAAGGTGATGGCAAAGATGTACATCACAAGGATGGCAATACAGGTAATAACTCTAGGAAAAACTTATCGGTAGTATCTAAAGCTAAGAACCGTAGTTTTCCACGTAATTCAAAAGCAGGGAAGAAGTAGTATGGGAAATTTATTTAGTTTGTTAGGTAATGTTAGTAGTTTAAACAGTGCAGTAGGGTTTGTGTATAAGCACCTAAAGAGGTTAGTTAAGTTTATACTACGTAAGGTATTTCCTACAGTAGAGCGTTTTAAGAAGTAATGGCTAATAAGTTATCTGAAAGTTCAGAGTTTACTATACCATTAAAAAACTTGTTAGCTTTAGTAGGTGCTACTGCTGTAAGTGTGTGGGCATACTTCGGCATTATAGAAAGATTAACTTTTCTTGAGCATGATACATCTATGATGCTTATAGAAATAGAAGAGAACGATAACTGGATTGATGAATGGAAGCCACCTGCATCTGTTCAAGAAAACATAAAAAAAGTTCGAGAATTAGATAAAGAACTAGTCAAAGTAAAACTTGAGTTAGAGTATTTAAAGTCAATGGTGTACAAGTAACATGTTTTTATCTTTATTATTAGTTTGTAGTGAGTCTACTGTTTATAGCTGTAATGTGTTCAGCAATACAGATGACTTATTTCCTACAAAGCAAACCTGCTTAGATTATACTGAAAAAGCAAAGAACAGCTTTCTTTCTAAGGGGCAATATGCTCGTGGAGGTTGTATCATAGTTCCTGAGAGTGGAGTAGGTGCATAATGGCTATTGACTATAGGGGTGAGAAGTTTGAAGGTTACAACAAACCTAAGAGAACACCTAAACATCCTACGAAATCCCATGCGGTGCTTGCCAAAGAAGGTGACAAAATCAAGCTCATTAGGTTTGGTGAGCAAGGAGCGTCAACAGCAGGTAAACCCAAAGACGGTGAATCGGATCGCATGAAAGCTAAACGTAAAAGCTTTAAGGCAAGACACGGCAAGAATATAGCTAAAGGGAAGATGAGTGCAGCTTATTGGGCAGATAAGGTTAAGTGGTAGTGACTTTATGGCAAGTACTTATATTAGTTTTAGTATTTGTTAATACAGGTGTAAATTGTATAAGAATGTATAGGGAGAGTAAGAAATGAAATGTAAAACATGTAATGACGATATGGAAAAATGTACTTGCGGAGCATCTAATCCTCCTGCACAAAAACGCAGTAAGTAATACCCTTGCTTCTATAGGTTAACGGGTATTCCAACTTGGCTGTAGTTTACCGCTAACAAATGAGTATAACTATGTATTGTTACTAACAACAACTTTAACATAGGAATACGAAAATGGAATTAGTAGGAAACTTTGTAACTACAGGTGCAACCTCATTAAAGGCTGCAATTAAAGCATGGGCTAAAAAAGCTCTATTAAACTTTCAAGAGAGGCAACAACGCAGAGCCGATTGGTGCATACTACAAAATATGTCAGATAAAGACTTAAAAGACATAGGAATTACTAGAGGCGAAATAAGCGATGTGCTTAATAGAAAATAAATACTTGCATTTGTGGGTATTTTAAGTATAACTTATGTTATAACAAGGAAAACCTACAATGGCGCGTAACCTAACTGAAAATCAACAGCAGTTTTTAGCAGTTCTTTTTGAAGAAGCTGGTGGAGATGTTGTGTTTGCTAAAAAATTGGCGGGTTATAGTGAAAATACACCTACAAAACTTATTACAGACTCTCTTAGGGATGAAATTGCAGAAGCAACTCGTGCTTATTTTGCACAAACTGCACCAAAAGCTGTTATGGCTTTGGTTTCTGCTATTAATAACCCTACAGAGTTGGGTATAAAAGATAAGATGGCTGCAGCAAAGGATCTCTTGGATCGCGCTGGGCTAGGAAAAGTAGAAAAAGTTGACGTTTCCTCCTCTAGTGGGGGAATTTTCTATTTACCACCTAAAGAAGGTCAGAATGAGTGAATGGGCTAGGGATCTAGGCTTTTGGGAACTTCCTTTACCTAAGAATAAGGAAGATAAAGTTTGGCATCCTGTAGTAAGAGTAGCTAAAACTATTCCTTTTGGCTATAAGGAAGATCCTGACAATGAAAATATGCTTCTTCCTATAGAACATGAGTTAGAAGCTTTAGTGCTTGCAAAGAAACATTTAAAGCAGTACTCTTATAGAGAAGTTGCAAACTGGTTAACTACACAGACAGAACGCAGCATATCTCATTCAGGATTAAAGAAGAGAATAGAAGTTGAGCGAAGACGTAAAAAAGCATCTGTTATTAAATACAACCTTACCAAGCGGCTCAAAAAAACCCTTGAGGAAATTGAAAAGCTCGAAAAGCAAACGACAGGTTACTACACCAAAGAAAGCTCCTGCTGAAGTAAAAGCAGAACCTTATGACGTAGAGTTTGCACAAGACGTAGTATTTAAGCCAAATCCTGGCCCACAGAGTGAATTTCTATCTGCTTCTGAAAGAGAAGTGTTATATGGTGGGGCGGCTGGAGGTGGTAAATCGTATGCAATGCTTGCTGATCCACTACACGGATTAAATAGCCCTAATTTCAGTGGCTTACTTGTTCGACATACTACAGAGGAACTTAGAGAATTAATACAGAAGAGTCAAGAGCTATACCCTCGTGCAATTCCAGGAATTAAATGGTCAGAGCGTAAGTCGCAATGGACTTCTCCTCAAGGTGGTAGGCTCTGGATGTCGTACCTTGATAAGGACAATGATGTTACTCGTTATCAAGGTCAGGCGTTTAACTGGATAGGCTTTGATGAGCTAACTCAGTGGTCTAGCCCATACGCATTTTCTTATATGCGCTCACGTTTAAGATCTGCACATAGCAAAGACTTAGGCTTGTACATGAGGGCAACAACCAATCCAGGCGGGAATGGACATTCTTGGGTTAAGAAGACCTTTATTGATCCCGCACCAAGTAACAAAGCCTTTTGGGCTACAGACATAGAAAAAAACGAAGAGTTAAGATACCCTAAAGGGCATAGCAAAGAAGGTCAGCCCTTATTTAAACGTAGATTTATACCTGCTAGTCTATTTGACAACCCCTATCTGGCTGAAAGTGGCGATTATGAAGCCATGCTACTTTCCTTACCAGAACACCAAAGAAAGCAGTTACTAGAAGGTAACTGGGATATTAACGAAGGTGCAGCCTTCCCAGAATTTAACCGACAGGTACATGTAGTTGACAACTATCCTATCCCTCGCAGTTGGACTAAGTTTAGAGCCTGTGATTACGGTTATGGCAGTTACACAGGGGTTATCTGGTTTGCGGTTGCACCTGATGAACAGCTTGTCGTATATCGGGAACTATATTGTTCAAAGGTTACCGCTTCAGATTTAGCAGATATGATTCTTGAAGCTGAATCTGGCGATGGGCAAATAAGATACGGCGTTCTGGACTCCTCTTTGTGGCACAACAGAGGGGATACTGGGCCATCACTAGCAGAACAAATGAATCAGAAGGGTTGTCGCTGGAGGCCATCTGATCGTTCTCGTGGTTCGCGTGTCTCAGGAAAGAATGAGATACACCGCCGTTTGCAGGTAGATGAGTTTACCGAAAAGCCACGGCTGGTATTCATGTCTACCTGCACCAACACTATAGCGCAAATACCTGTCATACCTTTAGACAAAAGAAACCCTGAAGATGTAGACACTAACTCAGAAGACCACCTATACGATGCTTTACGATACGGCATTATGACTAGACCTAGAAGTTCCTTATGGGATTTTAACCCTGACAACCAAAGAACAGGCTTTCAAGCCGCTGACAACAAGTTTGGATATTAAGACATGGCAGAAATTGAAGATCTAGCATTTGAAACAGATGAAGTTACGGCTGCACAAGATGGGAAAGAAAGCATATTCGATTCCAAACCTGATGTAGTAGCTTTTGTAACAGAACGCTTTAAGAGGTCTGAGGATGCTCGTTCAGGTGATGAAGAACGTTGGCTTCGTGCGTATCGCAACTACAGAGGGCTATATGGCCCTGATGTTCAATTTACAGACACAGAAAAGTCTCGTGTATTTGTAAAGGTTACTAAAACTAAAACGATTGCTGCTTATGGGCAGATAGTAGATGTACTTTTTGGAAACAACAAGTTTCCTCTTTCTGTTGATCCTACAGTTTTACCAGATGGTGTAGCAGATGCAGTACACATTAACATAGATCCTAATGCAGCAGCAGCAGGAGATAAGCTATCTACTATAACTAAATCCAAACCAGCTACTCCTTACTTAGTAGATGGCAACACAAAGTTAAAACCTGGAGAAACCTTACAGGATCTAAAGTCTAGGCTAGGGCCAGTAGAAGATAACTTAGCTGATGTATCAGACAAGATAGTTGAAGGTGATGGAACTACTCCTACTACTGTATCTTGGCATCCTGCTATGATTGCAGCTAAAAAGATGGAAAAGAAAATCCATGATCAGCTACAGGAATCAGATGCTTCTACTCACTTGCGCTCTATGGCATTTGAGCAAGCTCTTTTAGGCACAGGTGTTATGAAAGGGCCATTTGCAGTTGATAAAGAGTATCCTAATTGGGATGATGAAGGTAATTACTCTCCTCTTGTCAAAACTGTTCCTGAAACTAACCATGTAAGTGTGTGGGATTTCTATCCTGATCCAGAGTCAACTAGTATGGCAGATGCTGAGTATGTTGTTGAAAGACATAAAATGTCTAAGACGCAGCTACGTCAGCTAAAGAAACGCCCTTACTTTATGGCAGACGCTATCCAAGAAGCTATTCGCCAAGAAGCCAACTACGTACAGAAGTACTGGGAAATGGCAATGCAGGATGATGATACTACTCCTGATTCAGAGCGCTGGGAAGTACTAGAGTTCTGGGGCTTTGTAGATGTTGAGCATCTAAAAGAGAATGGCATTAATGTACCTACAGAGTATAAGACTTTAGATGAAGTTAATTGTAATATATGGGTTTGTAACGGAGAAGTTATCCGATTTGTAATCAATCCATTTAAACCTTCTAGGATACCATACTACGCAGTTCCTTTTGAGCATAATCCTTACAGCTTCTTTGGTGTGGGTATAGCTGAGAATATGGATGATACACAAACTTTAATGAACGGTTTCCTACGGCTCGCTATTGACAATGCTGCACTGTCTGGTAATCTAATAATTGAGGTTGATGAGACAAACATGGTTCCGGGGCAAGATTTAAGCGTGTACCCGGGCAAAGTCTTTCGGAGACAAGGGGGTGCGCCGGGGCAAAGCATCTTCGGAACCAAGTTCCCGAATGTTGCACAAGAAAACTTACAACTCTTTGATAAAGCGAGGGTTTTAGCTGATGAATCGACTGGATTCCCTAGTTTTGCTCATGGGCAAACTGGTGTTAGTGGTGTTGGGCGTACAGCTTCTGGTATTAGTATGCTTATGTCTGCTGCTAACGGTAGTATTCGTACTGTTGTAAAGAATGTAGATGACTATCTTATAGCTCCTTTAGGTAAAGCTTTCTTTGCATTTAACATGCAGTTTGACTTTGATGAGAGCATACGAGGTGACTTAGAAGTTAAAGCATCTGGTACAGAGAGCTTAATGGCTAACGAAGTTCGTTCCCAGCGCCTAATGCAATTCCTACAGGTAGCACAGAACCCAACACTAGCACCTTTTGCTAAGATGGATTACATCATACGAGAGATTGCTAAGAGTATGGACTTAGATCCAGACAAGATAACTAACTCTATGCAGGATGCAGCGATACAGGCAGAGATACTGAAAGGCTTTCAGCAGCCCGTAGAGCCTGCTCCAGTGCAGGAAGGCGTAGCACCGCCTCAAACTCAACAACCACAAGGACAAGGCCCACAAGCAGTGGCTGATACGTCTGGAGGAGGTGGCTCTCAAATAGGTACAGGCACAGCACCACTTCCAGGAGAGGAAGGATTTACTGGTAATGTCGCTTAGAACACTCGTAAATGACAAACCTGTATGGGATGCTTTCCTAGAAGAGTTAGAACTGCGAATAGATATACAGCATAAGAGTATGGAATCTTTGAGTGATAGAGATGAAATATTCAGGCATCAAGGTGCTATTCGTTCATTAAGAATGTTAAAACATCTAAGGGATCAAGTAAATGGATCAAACTGAAGAAGCTTTAGGCTATGCGGCTGAAGGTAAGAAGTTCGCTGAAGAGTATACTCCTCCTGATGTATCTGTTAAAGATGTAGGTAAGTTTGTATCAGAAATGACGCCTATTGTTGGTGATGCAATGGCAGCTAAAGAAGTATATGATGAACTACAAAAAGATGAACCTAATTACTATTTAGCTGGTGCGCTGGGCGGCGCTGCTTTAGTAGGATTGTTTCCAGGAATAGGCGATGTAGCTGCAAAGGCTATACGTAAAGGTGCAAGAGAAGTATTTGATGTAGCAAAGCGTGTAGACGTTGATATGAATGCTATGGGTTCTGGACTTGGTAATGTCAAGCTAAAACCAAAAGATAAACAAACATTACCTCCTGTATCTAATTCTATTTGGTCTTACCCAAAACAAATGTACGACTCTGCTGCTACTTCTATAAATGCATCAAAAAATGCAAAAGGATATAATACATTAAAAGAACGAGGTGATATTAAAGATAAAGATCTTATAGTAGATATTGGAGGAGGAAGATTTAATAATCTTGTAGAAGATGCTGCAGAGCAAGGTGCAACTGTAAAGGTATATGATCCCTTCAATAGAACACCAGAACACAATGCAAAAGTAGTTGATACAATATCTAATGGTAAATCAGATATGGCTATGTCTCACAATGTTCTTAATGTTATAAAAGAAGATACAAACATAAGTGATGTAATAAAACAAGCAGAAAATTCAGTTAAACCAGGAGGTAAAGCTCATTTTTCTGTGTATGAAGGTGACAGTAAAGACAGACTAAAAGGGGCGAGACAAACATCTAAAGGTTGGCAAAGATTTCAAACTACAGATGAATATGTTCCTTTTGTAGAAAATGTATTTGGCCCAGAAAATGTAGTATTAAAAGATAAAATAATTACAGCTACTAAACCTATTAAAAACTTCAATGAAGGTGGAATGACAATGACAAATGCTTCAAAACAAACAGTGCAAGCTTTTGCTCTTGGTGGAGATGTTGAGGAGTTTGATCCTGTCTCAGGTAATGAAGTACCTCTTGGATCTTTACCAGAAGAAGTACGAGATGATATACCTGCACAGCTAAGTGAAGGTGAGTATATTGTACCTGCTGATGTTGTACGCTTTCATGGTGTAAAAAAGTTTGAAGAACTTAGGTCTGAAGCAAAGATGGGCTTCAACACAATGGAGAATACAGGGCGTATTGGTGGAGAGCCTATAGGTGTTGCTGTGATGGGGGATGAACTACCCTTTGATGTGTCTGAACTTAATATGGAAGATGATGGAGAACCTGAAGCTCCAATGATGAACAAAGGTGG